TTTTTACAAGTAAACTTATAGACTTAATTTCAATAATATTATCTATAATAACAGTATTAAAAACTTTAAGAGTTAATTGGGGGATCGTTTGAATCCCTCTTTTCTTTTTCTGGATTATCAATACTGTTTAAAATTTCGATTATTCGTTTTAATTTTTCAGGTTCTTTTATTTCTAAATTTGTAATAGTTTTCTTGTATTCTAATTTTCTATCTTCATTCTTATTATGTTGATCAAAAAATGCTTGAATATAAGGTAGTAAACCTTTTGTTTTTACTTTGAATTTTATTGTTTTAAATAGGTTTATTTCAAAATCACACCCTAATATTGCTAATAGAACTCCAGCAATTAGCACAGCTCCTACAGGTCCGATAAAATTAATAGTTCCTGGAGAATTTAAATTAATTTTTAAATTAATTCTTTCATCATCTTTAAAATATTCATTAGTGAAGTCAACTACTTCATTCACAGTACTAAAATAATTAGCAATGTCTTTTAAATCAATATCACTTTCAGTTTTTACATCAAAAGTCATATAAGCTATTTCATTTTTTATAAAAAAAGTATCCATAGCTGTGTTTATTAAATCAATTACATTACTATCTGTTATTGATGATAATCCATGTGGTGCAACCAAATTCAACAATAACTTACCTGGAAGATTTGAACCATTAACTAATTTTGTCCATTTTACTTCTATCCTTTTATCTGGAATTGGATTTTCTTTTGTTAAATTTTTAGCTGCTTTAATACTTTCGTGAAGATATAATGAATCATCAAGTATAACATTTTCATTTTCTACTACACCAAAAGCTATTCTTTCCTTTCTATATGAAGGCATTACAATAATGTCTCCTTTTTTAATTTCGTTAAAAAAATTATATACTTTTGTAGCTAGATGCCCTATATTTTTGATTTCATAGGAACTTTCTTTAGCTATTATTTCTTTTAATTCTTCAATACTAGAATTTTTCAATAACTCTAAATTATTTCCAGTTGGGACATTTATTCCTATAAATTTTCTAGTAAAGAATTCATAAAAAAATGCACCTTCAACACCAGCTCTAACCATCCAATATTTTCTGTTATTATTAATTGTTTCAATACCAAGAATTTCTTTCAATTCTTCAACTAACAAAGATTGTTCCTCATTCAATTCCATTTTCTTCACTCTCCATATTTATCTTTAAAATGTATGTAGTTTATTTGAAAAATGTTTTCATTTTTTCTAAAAAAGTTTTTTCATCATTTTCTTTTATGTTACTAGCTTCATTTTGATTTTTTCTTTCATATCCTTCATAATATCTTAAATAAATTCTATTATCAAGATCTTTTGGTTCTTTACTAAAGCCAAGTTTTCTCCAAAATTTTGAAACTTTGCTGTCAAAAAGATCAGTATTAGGAGTTAAAGAAATGACAATCTTATATTTATCCGCAATTTTTAAAATCTCTAGCATTGCTTTAGTACCGTAGCCACAATGTCTAGGTTCTGCATTAAAATCTGTTATAGAAATTTCTTCATAATCCATATAATAAAATTTAATTTCTTCATATTTTATAGTTACTTGTGGAATATCTATTTTTTTAAGCTCTTCATAAAAATCTTTATACATAGCTTTAACTTCACGGTCTTCTAATCCCAAAACAACTTTTACATTCATAAAAATCTCTCCCTTTTTTTAATTTTTATAAATCAATCATAACTTTAACAACCTTACCATATTCTTTAAAATCATCATATTCGTTCACTAACTTATCGTAATAAGCTAAATTAAATGAATGTAGAATTAATTTGTCTTTTACTACTTTTTTTTGTTTAACAAAATTTTCATCATTTAGATTAAATGCACCTATTTCTCCACTTTCAATTTGTATATCCTTTTTTATTATGATAGTAGAGCCATTTGGTATTTTAGGCTCCATACTATCTCCTTCAACTTTTACAGCAAAATATGTTGTTCCATTTTTCTTTAACCCAAAAACTGGAATCATTTCTATAAATTCAGAATTACTAGCTCCATATCCTGCTGAAATACTCTCATATAAAGGTATCATTATATAGTCAGTATTTACAGTTTCTAAATTAATATTTTCTTTTTCTTTTTCTTTTTCTTTTTTTGTTTCCCAGCCCATTAAAAATGCTGGTGTAGTGTCTAAAACTTTGGCTAATGGAATTATTTTATCTATTCCCATGTTTTTAACATCATTACTTTCATATCTAGAAATTAGACTTTCAGATACTCCTAATTTTTCAGCAACTTGTTTTAAAGTTAAACCTAATTCTTTTCTTCTCTTTTTAATAATTTCATTAACCTTCATAAAATACCTCCTTTAATATGAAAACATTATAACACTTTTTATTGATTATTTTCAAGTTTTTTTATTAAAAATTTAATTTTTTTTTGAGTATTTTCAAAAAAGTAGTTGACAAATATTTTTTTATGAATTATAATCGTATTAACTTGAGAATACTCAAGAGATAAAAAAAGGAGGTATATATGATAAATACTGCGAAGCTAAAAGCTAAATTAAAAGAGAAAAACATGACACAAGAGGAGCTAGCGAAATTAATGGGCAAGAATCCAGCTACTATTAATTTTAAATTAAATAATGAAATTGGAGAGACTTTGACTATCGAAGAAACATCAAAGATGAAAGATATACTACAGATTAGCGTTTCTGAGATGGTTGAAATTTTTTTTGCTGAATAACTTGAGAATACTCAAGAGATAAAAAAAAGGAGGTATATATGCTAAGCAAAAAAGTTTTAGATAAATATTGGGGTAGGGCAGAGTTAAAAGGTTTGAGTTTAAAAAGAGCTTTAGCTATTATTCAACTAATGGAGCTTTGGGAGGGAGAAAATGACTAGAAGCGAAATAGCTGCAAGAGAGCTTTTGAAAGAAAGTAAAAAATCAACTCTTTATGACGTTGTGAAGTATAAAGTTGTGTGGTTATTTAAAGTCATTTTTGGGGCGTACATGAAGTACGTAGAGCTGTATGACTTTGAAGGGCTTATATGGGAGGAAGATGCAGAATGGGTGTCGTAAAAGGATCATTTATTGCTCGTGAAAGCTTGTTTAAAAATCATAAGTATGTAGTTGCGCTTAATACCACTTCTGAAAAATATCAGGCTTATGTAGTTTTAAATCCTGAAGATGATATTAATCAAGTCTCAATGACTCCAGAAATGAGCTATTTTATAGATGACTGGTCTTATGGGATTATAAGTTTTAAAACAGATGATGCTAGATGCAATAACTCAACATATTATGAGAATAAATGTCAGGATATTATTACTCAGCTGGCAGCAAAAATTAACTAGAAAGGAGAGATTAATATGAGCGAAAAAATGATGCTGACAATGCCAGAAGCAGCAAAACTTACAGGAATAGGATTACAAAAATTGAAACAAATAGCAAGAGAATATGCTGATTTTCCTTTTGTAAAGGTTGGTGTAAAGCACTTAGTGATTAAAGATAAGTTGGCAGATTGGTTTATGAAGCACAAAGGAGAAGAATTATGAAGAAACTAGCATTGGTAATAGCTAACATATTAGCTGCATATAACAAAAGAAAAACATCTGTAGTAAGTGACCAAACAAATACAGATGTCTCAAGAAAAAATATTTAGGTAACATATTTCATCTAAATTATACATTAAATCTTATGAAAAAACAAGGGAGAAAAATATGATAACAATAAATTTACTTGAGTGTGTACAAAGTGAATTAAAAAACAATGGTAGATGTTATGCAGATATAAAAGAAGTATTCTTGTCAGGGAAATATGATATCGGTCCAGAAAAGTTCTATAAGTTTGCAGCAGTAACAAACTATGATCCTACTGCAGAGATATTGGATACAGGCTTATATATAAAAGGAGACGATTTTATCATAGATGTGAGATTGGTTAGAGGGTATGTTTCACTTTTAAATTTCATAGACTTGAGAGTTCCAAAGGAAAAAAAAGATGTGCCTAATTTCTTTTCTCATAGATATGGGGAGTATGTAGGTGATTAAGTGTGGGAATAAAAGTTAATCAATTTTATGATAATGTAGACTGCCCAAGAGAGTTTGTTTGTGCTCATTGTGGAGCTCATGTCTATGTCACAGATATAAAAGATAAAAGAGTTAAGTATTGCTCAGCCGTATGTGAAAAGCAGTACTGGAGAGAAAAATCAAAGCAAAATGCAGCTTACAAAAAAAGAAGTCGTGAAAAAGTCCTTGGGCTTAGAAATTACAGTGCAAAAGGTATGGCAATTAAGTTATATAAAGAAAAGAAAGAAGCTGAAGAAATGGACTGGAAGGAAAGAAAAGATGACTAAAAATGAATCTGAGTTATATAAAGAAGAAGAAGAAAAAGAAAAAACGGATGTATCTATAAACAACATAGTAAAGAAGATTCAAAGTACGGATCAAAAGTACAACTATGATGAAATCTTCTTTGATTGGATAAAATCTATGTTTTATGCATATACAAATTCTTGCAACAGAGATGGATATGAAGATAGAGAAAAGGAGTTTAACAGATTAGTAGAGAAGCATGGAGCTAAAACTATGCAAATGTTTTATGAATGTCATGCAGAGCTAGTAATGCTTTTTGAAGAAAAGGGAATTGATGATTACTTAGGAAAAATACATCATCAATTAGGAGTGCATAACAAGATGAAAGGGCAATTCTTTACGCCTTTTCACTTAGCTAAAATGATGGCTGAAACTCAAGTTTCTGATGTAATAAAGAAATTAGAAGAAGGCAGAATAAAAATAACCGACTCAGCATGCGGATCAGGTTGCTTACTGTTAGGACTGTTAGCAGTTTTGAAAGAAAAAGGAATTAACTATCAGAAAAACATGTTAGTCGTTTGCAGTGATTTAGATGAGAATGCAATACAAATGGCATACATACAACTAACTCTTGCTGGAGCTACTGCTAAATGTGAGAACAAAAATGCTTTGACTGGAGAAACTTTTGGTAGCTGGTTTACTTTTAACAATTTGCTTTTTTAGAAAGGAATAGATATGGAAGAGAATTTAATAACAGAGTTTAAATATGAATTACTAAAAAGTTTTTCTGATGAAGAAGCTTTTAGAATAGAGAGTATTTTAAGAAGCATTCTCTATAAAAATCAAAATGCTTTAGTCGTAAGTGATGGGCAAGGAAATTTAGAACTAATTAAACAGTTTGTAATACAGAAGAAGGTACAAAATTTAAGTGACAGAACTATAAAATATTATGTTTTAACTCTTGAATTGTTCAACTCTTTTTTAAGAAATAAACCTTTTCAAACTGTTACATCTAATGATGTTATAAGCTTTTTAGGTTCTAAAATGTATAAAGATAAAGTTACATCAACTACAGCGAATAATCTTAGAAGAAATTTAAGTTCATTCTTTACTTTTTTACAAGAATTTGACTTTATTTTAAAAAATCCAATGGCTCGGGTAAAAAAGATAAATGAAGTAAGAGAAAAGAAAAAAGCTTTTTCTCCAACAGAATTAGCAAAGATAAGAAAAGTTTTCACTAATAAAAGAGATAGAGCAATATTTGAACTGCTATTGCACAGTGGAATAAGAGTAGGAGGTCTTTGTGGACTTAAATTTGAGGATATAAATTTTTCTGATAAAACTATAACAGTTTTTGAAAAAGGTAGAAAATATAGAACAGTCTACTTCAATGAAGAAGCTGAGTTTTATCTTAAAGAATATTTAGAAGAAAGACAGCATTTAGATACAAAAGAGAAGCATATTTTCGTATCTCTTTTAAAACCATATAAAAAATTACAAATTAGTGGGGTTGAAATAATGATTAGACAGGCTGGTAGAGAAGCTGGAGTTAATAATGTTCACCCACACAGATTTAGAAGAACTTTTGCTACTACTGCTTGGAAAAAAGGGATGTCAATAATAGATATAAAAAATCTTTTGGGGCATAAGAAATTAGATACAACACAAATTTATTTAGATGAGACAGAAGGATTAACGAAAGCTGCTTATAACAAAGTATTTTGATAGGAGGATATTATGAAAAATACACTAACAGACTTAAATAATTATCTTTTCGCTCAGATGGAAAGATTAAACGAAGAGGAATTAGAAGGAGAAAACTTAGAAAATGAAATGAAAAGGACAAAAGCAATGGTAAGTGTAGCGTCGGCAATAGTAGGAAATGCTCATCTTGCATTGCAAGCTATAAAGGCAAAAGACAGTATGCAAGGGGCAGATGTTAAACTCCCTGAAATGCTGGAGGGGTGATTATGAAGTTTAGTGAAGAGCAAATAGAGTTTCTTAAAAATTTTAAAGGTGAAAAAACTTTAAAAGAATTAGCTACTCTTTTAAAAGAAAAATATGGAGTTGAGACTATAAACATTAACTACTTCAGGAAATACCTAAGAAAATTAAACGTAGATTACAAATATGAAAAATATAATGCAGGTTGTTTTAAAAGAGGTTTTTCCGCATGGAACAAAGGGGTTAAAACAGGCGTAAAGCCTAGGAGATATGATAAAAATGGAGATGTTATTTGGTTAGAAAAGCCAATCGGAAGTGAGAGAGTTGAAAAAAAAGGATATACTCTCGTGAAAATAAAAGTTCCAAACACTTGGGAGTACAAGCAAAGAGTTATTTGGAAAGAAATTCACGGAGAAATCCCAACTAATCATGTGATCATCTTTGCAGATGGAAATAAATCTAATTTCGATATAGATAATTTAATCTGTATATCAAAAAATGAATTAAGACAATTAAATCGTTATAAATTAAAAAAAGATGATGCGGACTTAACGAAAGTGGGGATAGGAATTGTTAAGTTAAAACATACTGCTTGGAAATTAAAAAGTAAAAAGAAGGATTAAGTGAGGGGTAGATTATGAAAAAATACACTGATGAAATGATTGAATTTTTGAAAGAAGTTACTCCAGGGAAAACATATAAAGAAATAACGGAGCTTTTCAACAATAAGTTTAATTTAGGTGTAACTACAGAAATAATAAAAAGCCTTCTTAGTCGAAAGAAAATCCACACTGGAACAAGAGGTTGCCTTTATAAAAAAGGATCTATCCCTTGGAATAAAGGAAAGAAGGGGTATATGGGAGCTAACAAAACTTCTTTCAAAAAAGGGAATAGGCCGAAGAATTGGAAGCCTGTTGGAAGTGAAAGACTTATAGATGGTTATACCTTTATAAAAATAGCAGACCCAAGAAAATGGACTTTAAAACATAGAATAATTTGGGAAGAACACCATAAAAAGAAAATTCCTGCGGGTTGTGCAATTATCTTTGCTGACGGGGATAAAACTAATCTTAATGTGGACAATTTAATCTGTGTGACTAGGAATGAATTAAAGGTTCTTAATAAATGTAGATTAATTAGCTCTGTTCCAGAGCTCACAAAAACAGGTTTGAATATAGCAAAAATAAGAATTAAGTTGGCAGAATTAAGGAAGGAGAAGAAATGAATATAAATGATTACAATTCTAAAAACATGGGAAAGCAAGTTCTAGTTTTGGGAAAAGATGATATAAAAGTTTTAAATCATTTTGCAGGTATTGCAAAGTCTGGAGAACTTAAAGGACTGATAGTTTGTGGTAAATACGCAAGGTTTACTGATACTTATAGACTCTTGACAGTGAAAGATGAAAATGAAGAATTACCTGGAACCAATACAGCTACTCCTCTTATGTACGATGTACTAGATGGATTGAAAAAAGCTAAATCTTTAGCAGTACTTAAAGATGGGAAACTTGCAATTCAAGTAGGTATTGAAGTAACTGAATATGAGCCGATGAAAGATATAAGAGTACCAAACATTGCTACAGTTAGAGAAGGATTAGATTATGAAACTTATACTGAGGCATTTCCTTCAGTAAATTTTGCCGAAAACGTAGTTTGGAAGATGTTAAAAACTCAATTGGGTCATGAGCATTACAAAAAATACTTTAAGTTTGAAAATGGAAAAGTAATAGTTGAAGCTTATCCAAACGAAAACTCAAAACTAGTTTTAGAGATATTAGAGCTAGAGAAAGATAGAACAAGTTTAGTAACTGATCTTAATTGTAGATACTTAGATTTGTGGTTTAAATGGATTAAAAATAGTAAGTTTGATTTAGCAATAGGAAAAAATAGTAATTGTGCTGTTAAGTTTAGTAAAGACAAGGTTGACTATATCGTTATGCCTTTATCGATGATGGAATAAGGAGAGGAGCTAGAGAGTATGTTTACATTACCAAAGAAAAAAGAAAAGAGAGTTGCTGGAAGACTTACTGAAGTAGTAAGAGTTAGACATTCAACTCTTGAGTATATTGATGAAATGGTTGAAGAAAGTGGTTTATCAAGACAAGAAATAATAGATAGAGCAATTAGATATGCTTATGACGATTTAGAATGGGAGGAAGAATAATGAAATTATATGAAATAACGAAAGAAATGAGAGCTTTAGATGAATTGTTTTTAAGTTGTATAGATGAAGAAACTGGAGAAGTTAAAGATGATGGTGTAATTGATATTTTAGAGCAAGAACTTCAAATACAATTACAAACAAAAGGTGCAGGTATAATTAAATCTTTTAAAAACTCTGAAGCAATGTTAAATGGAGTTGATGAAGAAATAAAAAGACTTCAAGCTTTAAAAAAATCTATTTCTAATCAAATAAATAGTAGAAAAGAATACATAGTTAGAAATATGGAAATGATGGGAATTACTAAAATAGAAACTGAACTTGGAAATTTAAGTTTAAGAAAATCAAAATCAGTAAATATCTATGATGAAAGTTTAATAGATAAAAAGTTTATTGAGGTAGAAACAAAAGAAAAAATCTCAAAAACTGAAATTAAGAAAGCTATTGAAGCTGGAGAAAATGTGCAAGGTGCAAATATAGTAGAAAAGAATAGTTTAAATATAAAGTAAGGAGGATAAATGAATAAGATAATTTTTATAGATACAGAAACAGGTGGAGTTAATCCAGAGAAAGCTGCACTAATACAACTTTCAGGAATAATAAGAATTGATAAAAAAGATGTAGAAAAATTTAATTTTTACATAAAACCTTTTGAAAATTCAGAAGTAACTGAAAAAGCTTTAGAAGTTCAAGGAAGAACATTAGAGGACCTAAAAACAGATAAATATGTTGAAGAAAAAGAAGTTTATAAACAATTTATAAATCTTCTTGATAAATATATAGATAAGTATGATAGAACAGATAAATTTATCGTTGCTGGATACAATGTAAGATTTGATGTTGATATATTGAAAGCATTTTTTCAAAGACATGGAAATAATTTCTTATTTAGCTATTTAGATTCTTCTATGTTAGATCCTTTATACTCAATTAGATTATTACAGATAGCTGAGATTTTACCAGTTTTAGAAAATAATAAACTTGAAACTTGGTGTAAACATTTTGGAATTGAGTTAAAAGCTCATGATAGTTTAGAAGACATAGAAGCAACAAAGAAGCTTATTGGAAAATTAATTTCATTAATTAGGAAGTGATAAATATGGCAAACATGATAATGATTCTTGGAGAAAGTGGAACAGGAAAATCTACAAGCATTGAGAATTTAAATGAAAAGGAAACTTTTATTATTCAAGCTGTTGATAAACCTTTACCATTCAAAAGTTTTAAAAAAAGATATTCTTTAAGAAGCAAAGAAAATCCGAAAGGTAATAGATTTATAAGTGATAGACCTGAAATAATTATGAAAATCTTAAGTACTTTAGATAAAGAAAAAGAAATTAAAAATATTATTATAGATGATTCTCAATACATAATGGCAAATGAATTTATGAGAAGAGCAAAAGAAAAAGGTTATGAGAAGTTTACTGAGATAGGGCAAAACTTCTATAACTTAGTTGATAAAGCTAATTCTATGAGAGAAGATATAAATGTAATCTTTTTACAACATATAGAAGTTACAGATGATGGAAGAAAAAAAGCAAAAACTATAGGAAAATTAATTGATGATAAGGTTGGATTAGAAGGTAGATTCACTATAGTTTTAGCAACAGAAATTGAAGATGGTGTTTATTATTTTAGAACCCAAAACAATGGTAATGACACTTGTAAAAGTCCTAAAGGAATGTTTGATGAATTAAGAATTCCAAACGACTTAAATTATGTAATACAAAAATCAAATGAATATTTTAATTAATAATAGGAGGGAATAAATATGATGAATTTATGGACAGAAAACGAGGAAGATTTAAGAGAAGAAACTAAAGAAAAGAGTGGAGTAGTTGATAAAAGTGGAGTGTATAACTGTACTATTGAGGAAGCATTAATAATAAGTGGTAAAAATGGTTCTCAATCTAAAGGACTTAAATTAGTTTTAAAAACTGATGAAGAACAATATTTTTATCCAGTAGAGTTTTTTATAAAAGCTGATGGAACTGAAAATGAATATGCTAGAAAGAAATTAAATAAATTAACTTATTTATGTAAGTTAAAAAATAAGGACCTGGTTCCAGTAGAAAGTCCAAACAAAGTTTTTATCCCTGCACTTGCAGATAAAAAAATTGGTGTGATAGTAGAAGTTAGTTTAAATGGAGAGTATTTAAGATATAACATCATAGGATATTATGATATTAAAAGTAAGAAAACAGCTGATGAAATTCAAAACAAAAAGAATCCAGAAATATATGAAAGATTTAAAAAGAAATTTGAAAATGTTACTCCTGTTGAAAGACCTAATAACTATCAATCAGAAGAAAAAACAGAAGAAAAGAATGAGGAATTACCTGAAGAATTCCCGTTTTAATGGAGGGGAATCAAAATGAAAATAAAGCATTATGGAGATGAGGCAAGACTGGATTACTGTCCAGTCTGCCAAAAAGTTAAAAAAGATAATCCTTGTTTTTCTGTAAATGTAAATAGTGGAAAATATATGTGCCACTCAACTGGAAAAAGTGGACATATAAGTGAATTTCCAGAGATACAAAAAGAGTTAAATATTAGTGGAATAGAAGAAAAAACAGAAGAAAAGAGAATTTATGATTTTTCTTCTTTAATAAATAACTCAAAAAAATTAAATAAAAAATGGCTTGAATATCTAAAAAGTAGAGGTATAGAAAACGAAAATAATATCAATAAACTTTATAGAATGGGTACTCATGAAAGTATGATGATACCTGTTACTAATGGAGAGACAGTTGTTGGGATTAAATACAGAAGTTTAGATAAAAAGCTATGGAGTGAGAAAGGTAGTTGCTTAGACTATCTTTTAAATTGGCAAAATATAACAGATTTTGAATATTTAGTAATTGTGGAAGGTGAAATAGATTTACTTAGTGCTTTAGAAGCTGGAGTAGAAAACACTGTTTCATTGCCTTCTGGAGCTACAAATATTAAATGTATCAAAATGCAAAAAAATTGGCTTAGTAAATTTCAAAAAATAATAATAGCTACTGATGATGATGAAGCTGGAGTAGAAGCAAGAAAAAGAATAGTACATGAATTAAGAGATTTATTAATTCCACTTTATAAGACTTATTTCTACAAGAAAAAAGATGTAAATGAAGTTCTAGTGAAAAATGGAAAAGATAAGGTATATAAATATCTATTAGAATCATGTAGTCAAATAAAAACTGGATTTAGAAATTTTAAAATTGATGATGGTGGATATAACTATTATGGCGGAGAAGAAACTGTTAGAGTTAGTAATTTCTTAGTTGAGGTAGAAGCTTTTTCTGAAAATTTTTTAATAGGTAAAGCTATAAATAATGGAAGAGAGAGAAAGTTTAAGGCTAGAATATCTGATCTTTTATCTATAAAAGGGATAGCTGAAGCTATGGGAGTGTATTTAGCTAGTCCTTCAACTATTCCAAAATTTATAGATTGGTTGAAAGAAGAAAATCAGGAAAAGTATATTGAAGAAATAGAATACTATGGAATAAGAAACGATAAATACTATGATGAAGATTCAGATGTTGTATGTGATAAAAGAGATTTGAAAATTACAAAAATTTCTGAAATAGGAGCCTTGACAACAGAAGATAAAGAATGGCTTGAAAAAAATTTAATTCATATGAGAAGTGATGTAAATCAATCTTTATTAGGAATCTGCTGGGCATTAGGTAGATTTCATACTCAAGGAACTTATCCTATCCTAGAAGTTTCTGGGACAACGAGCATAGGAAAAACTGAATATGTTGAGTTTATTTCAAGAATTTTATTTGGTGGAAGGGAAAATATAAAAAGTTTATCAACCTTATCTAATCACCAAATAAGAAGTTTTAGCAGCTGCTCAAATATAACACCTTGGGCTATAGATGAGGTTAAAATAACTGGTAAATTCCAACTTGAGAAAATGAATGATTTATATTCAACTATTAGATCTGTTTATGATAACAAGATTATAAATCAAGGAAATACAACTAATAAATTAGCTGAGTTCCATCTGTGTACTCCATTGATTATCTCGGGAGAAACAAAATTAAGTGATGTGAGTATTCAAAATAGAATGATAAGTACAAGTCTTACCAAAAAGAACAAAGGTGATTTTGAAATTTATAAGAAACTCAAAAATACTGATATTTTAGAAAAACTTGGTAAAACTGCTCTAATGGATAGACTTGAAAATGGTGTTATAGTTACTGACAGTACTATTTTAAGTAAAGTAAAAGATGAAAGGCAACTATATAACCTAAATTGTTTGTTAAAAGGTTTTAAAGCCCTTTCAAGAGTTTTAAAGATAGATATGAAAATTATAAGTAATTTTGTAAGTTTTTTAAATACAGATTTTTCAAAAGAGTATACAACTACTGATAATTTTATTGAACTCTTAAAATTAGTTGAAGATGCAGGGATAGAAAATTTAGAAAGTTTTTATGTATCAACTCCTAAGGAACATTGGGCTAGATTTCAACTTCTTTATACAGCTATCGATGAGCAAAAAAGAAAAACTAATTCTACTCTTGAGTTATTAGATATGAATACTTTAAGAAAGCAGCTAATAGAAGAAGAATTCATTATTTCAACCAACGAACAAAAGAAAATAAAAATAGATCCTTTTAGCCAAGAAACTAAAAATTGTAAGATTGTTAAGTTTAAAATAGTTAAGTAAAGTGTGAAAAAATGGGAATAGTAACCTTAGTAACCACGAGTAACTTTGCAGGTAGCCACTTCAAATATAGAAGAAATGGGAATAGTAACCCGGTAACCAAAAAAAATGAAAAATAGAGACATATATTTATATATATATATAGTTAAAAATTAATATATACCCCTCTTACGCGAGGAAAAGTAAAAAATAGGGCTACCGGGTTACTTTGCAGGTAAAATCTAGCTTTGTTAGGGCTACCTTAAAAGTTACTTTTTTAAAAACAGGTTACTCTTTTGATAAAATGGATATTTAAAATGGTTACCTGTTTATACTAAAAAAATAAACAATTATATTAAATAAAAATACAAGTATTGGTATTAAAAGAAAAAAATAAATTATACTAAATAGGTATATTAAAATAAAAAGGAGCAAAAATGCAAATAATAGAGTTCTGGTATATGTGTTTATCTGTAAATTCTTCTCAAGAATTACTAAATTTAGTAAAAAAACATAAATGGCATTTTGAACACTTAAAACCACAAGCACAGGAGTATTTAAGGAATTTATATAAGATTTATAGAAAAAATGAAGAAGCTTTATATAAATAAAAATGGAGTAAAAATATGGGAAAAAAAATAGATGTCAATGAAATAGTAGATAAAAGATTTAAAAATAAAAATGATGAAGAATTTTATGTTATTGAATATCTGTTTAAAGAAAAAACTAATTACTGCTATGATATTGAGTTTATTGAAACTAAGAATATTCAAATGGCTACTCTCAATCAAATTAGAAAAGGAACCTGTATAGATATAGTTCAAAGAAAGAAAATGAAGAGAATTCAAACTGAACTAAAATTAAAAGAAAGAAATAGATTAGTGAAGCAACCTAGAAATCAAGTTCATATTCCTTCTAATATAAATCAAATAAATGTACTAAGTATAGATTTAGCTACTAGATCAGTTGGCATTGCTTATTCTTGTAAAGGTAAAATTGTGAGATGGAAAACTATAAAAGCTGATCTAGAAGATTTTAGAGAAAGAGGATATTTAATTATTAATGAAATAGTAAAAGTATTGGAAACTTCAAAAAAGATAAAAGGTGCAGCAATAGATTTAGTTGTTATTGAGGATGTATATTTAGGCTTAAATTCTAGTATATTATCTATTTTATCTGAGATAAGAGGAATGCTTACATATAATTTAAAAAAATTAAAAATAGATTTATTGTTAGTACCAGCTGTATTTTGGAAAAATAAATTTAATAATCTACCACTTGAGAGAAAAGAGCAAAAAGAGTTTATGATGAATAAATTTAATGAGTTTACAGGAAAAATAGCAGATAGTGATGATGTTGCAGATGCTTATATGATGTTAAAAGCATGTTTGGGAGGATAAAAAATGAGTTTAGGAAAAAGAGTAAAAGAATACAGAGTAAATAATAATATAGATCAAAAGGAATTTGCTAAAAAATTAGAAGTTACACAACCTTATTTGTCACATTTAGAATGTGGAAAAGTTGAAGCTAGTGAAAGACTAAAAAATAGAATATTAAAAATTATCGAAAGTGAAGATCAAGAAACTACTGAAACTGTTGAAACAGATAATGTTAAATCTCCAAAGCATTATATGCTTGGTGATTTAGGAATTGAAGTAAAAGATATCATTTTTGAAGTTACAAAAGATATGAAAGGAAAAGAAGCTGTTTGTGTTGGAAATATTCTTAAATATGTAATGAGAGCTAGAAAGAAAAATGGAATTGAAGATTATCAAAAAGCTTACGAATATCTAGGATATTTGTTGGAGGAGCTATGCAAAAAATAAGAGTTACTCACAAAGATGGAGATATGCAAGGTATTACATTGATGTACTTAATTAATAAATACTTGAAAATTAATCGGGAGTTTTGGGATAAAGAGGGTATGGTTCTAAATAGATATTATAAATCTATTTTGACAAGAACTATAAAAGCTTCTGATAAAATCATTGATAAATTTAAGAATCAGATTAATTATCATGTTGAAAAAGATGTTATCAAAATTTTAGATGAGGCATTTGTAGCTTGTGAGCATAAAGAAACAGGAGATAACTTAGAACTTCTTAGGACTATGTTTCTTGTAATTATGATGTTTGGAACTGTTAATTCTCATAAAAAAAACATGATAGGAGTAGTTCTGAAATCTATGATTACAGATGTATTTAAGACTTTTGAAGATTTTAAAACTATGTGGTTGAGAGAAATTGATGACAGTGTCATAAGACTGGAGGAAGCTGGTGCATGTTGATGACAAAGAATTGTTTGATGCTTTAGTTTTAGCTATTATTTCAAGGAGGGATCCAATGAGAAAATTTAAAGGAATATATTTTTATATAAACAATTCAAGAGTTGAGAAAACACAAGACTATGGAAATGATTTAGATAATGAGAGATATGATTTAGGGAATTATTTTTTATTTTCAGATGAAGCTACAAAAGTACTTAAATCTAAAGAATATATAGAGTTTTGGGAAAGAGTTAGAAATGGAAAAATAGGATGATAAAAATGGAAATTAAAAAATTAAAAAATGGGAATTATGAAATAACAAGAGAATATTTAGAAGAATTATTAGAGTCAGATTTTAAATTAAATGCTTTAATAAATGGTGGAGTAGATACTTGGGAATATTTTGACGAAGTTGTTGAAAATTTGTAGAGGTAGATTAAAATGATTAAATATTTATTAGAACTTAGAGTTAAAGAAGAAAATAAAATTAGAATTATAAATAATCGTATTTTTAGAGAAAAAGCAATGTCAGAAAAGGAAATGGAAGAAAAGCAAATAGAATTCTGTAAAAGCATGAGAGAAAATTATAAAGAAGCTGGAAAGAGCTTAGAGATTTTAGAGTATTCTATGACTGAGGTGAATTAAAACCATTATGAGTAAAAATAAAAAAAGAGAAATAAAATTATTAAGAAAACAAAATAAATACTATAAAAGCTATATAACTAAACTTGGAAATGAATACTATGAACTAAATAAAAAATGCTTTATAAAAGATAAGGAATTGACAATAGCTAAAGTAGATTTAGTTTTGAATAGATTTTATTTGACAGTAGTAGTTGTAATAGCAATAGTTGAATTAGGAATAATATTATTTTAAAGGGTGAATTAAATGAAAAGTATATTTAAAATACCATTAGAAATAGACAGTAAGAAATGGAGTTTGAATAAAATATATGCTGGAGTTCATTGGTCAGTAAGGGCTAAGGATAAGGAATATATAAGACAACTTGTTAGAAGTGTTACAGGAATAAGAAAACCTTTTGAGAAACCAGTACTAATTAAAATGGCTTTTAATAGTGGGTTGGATGTTTCTAATCATGGATATTTATTCAAACTAATAGAAGATGGGTTAGTAAAGTGTGGAGTTATTCAAAATGACAGTTATAAATATGTTCAATGTAATATAATGACATTACAGAAAGCTTTTAAGGGTGTAATAGTAGAAGTTGAAGAACTGAAAGAGGAATAATGAGTTTTAAAGAACATAATAATCGTGAAATAAGTAAGAAATTAGCTGAGTATATAACAGGAATAGAATTAAGAAAGTATGTTACTAGAAAAGTTAAAAAATACATAAACACGGAAAATATAACAGTATTTGATGGTGCAGTAGGAAGTGGGCAACTAGAACAATTCATTAATCCTTCGATGTTGTATGGTGTAGATGTTCAAGAAAGTTCTGTTAATTCAGCTAGGCAGAACTTCAAAAATACAGAATTAGAAGTTAAAAGTTTCTTTGAATATGAAAATGAAAATCTGCTTGTGGATTGTGTAATCATGAACCCACCATTCTCAATAAAATTTAAAGACCTTTCAGAAGTAGAACAAAGAAATATACAAAAAGAATTTGAGTGGAAAAAGTCAGGTTGTGTTGATGATATATTTGTTCTAAAATCTTTAAAATACACAAAAAGATTTGGCTTTTATATTTTGTTTCCTGGAGTAGGTTATCGTAGAACAGAGGAGCAATTTAGAAAACTCATAGGAAATAACCTAGCTGAATTAAATAGAATTGATAATGCTTTCACAGATACAAGCATATCTGTTTTGTTTATAGTTATAGATAAGGAAAAAACTGATAATAAAGTTTTTAGAGAAATTTATGACTGCAAATTGGATAAACAAATTTTAGAAGATGAATGGATTTTAGAAGGTGATTATTCATGGCAACAATTACAAGAAGAAAAAGAAGTAGAAGAAGTTGATATAAATGCTTTAAATACTCATGCTTCTGAATTGTGGATAAGTGTAGTTAAAAAAAACTTAGAATTGGATTTATTTTTAGTTCAAGAGTGCAATGCTAATATTGATATCTTAGGAAATATTAAAAGGCTAAAATCTATTTGTAAAGAATTTGAAAGGAAATTAAGATGTTGCAGAAATTACAAGAGTTCAATGAGTGTATCAGAGAAGCAATTGAAATTATTATCTCTGTTCGAGGCAACGCAGAGATAAGAATATTTGATATTTTTGACATAAAGCATATGAGTAAAAAAGACATTTTCACAAAAAGAAATATAAATTTAAATGGAAAACCTGCAATATTTTATGGGGATATTTCAAGAAAGTATGATTGTTTTGCTCAAGAGGTAATAAATAGAATAGATGATGAGGCTTATGAAAGAGCAATAAAAATAGAAAAAGGGCAAATATTAGTAAACTTAGAAGATTTTGATGATAAGGAAATTGGAAGATGTGTTTTATATCAAAATGCAAAAGGTGCAGCAGTAAATGGCAATGTTGCAATATTAAGTTTAAAAGATACTTTCAAAGATATTATAGATTTAAGATATATCTCATTTTACTTAAATTATAAAGACACAGTTAGAGATTATATTTATAAAAAATCAACTGGGGAAAAAGTAAAAAGGTTAGCTAAATTGGATTTTGAAAATATTTTAATAATTATACCTACTTTAGAAGTTCAAAAACAAACTGTAGATAAATTCATAAATTTAAAAATTAAGTTTGAAAAGGATATAGAAGAAATTGAAAACAGAATAAAACTGATTGATGGATATTCTAAAGGATATAATGAAAGAGCCTTAAATTTTAAAAAATATTCTGTTGGAGATAAGGAGATAAGTGATAAATGATAACAGAGGATATAAAAAAAGCAATACAAACTGAAGTAAAAAAACAATTAGGAGTTTTAAAAGATAATGATGGTCCAGGTAAAAATACACTAACACCATATGAGAAAACTATTGAGCTCCTAAAAAACAGAAATCATTTTCAAAATAGAATTGAGTATTTAAGAAATAATTTAGATAACATTGAAATTAAGAAAAAATATTCAATTGGTGAAATAAGAGCAACTAATAATGCTAATCTTAGTGAAATAGAAAAGATTGAAATTATAAAAGAAGAAAGACTGAAAGAGATAGAACTTTTAAAAGAATTGATTAATTTTACAGACTATGGATTAACTTCCATAGAAAAGGAAAAATATAAAGATATAATTCCTATGATGTATTTTGATAAAATAAAAATAGAGGATATAGCAGAAAAATTTGATGTAGATGAAAGAACTATCAAAAGAAATAGAAATTCATTGGTAAATACAATAGCAAATAACCTTTTTGAAAGTGAATTCCTGCAAAAGATAAAAAATATATTTTTATAAAAATGTCCCTAAAATGTCCTTTTTTATTTTTGCAATATGTTATATAATGTTAATATACGAAAGTTTAAAACAAACAAGTTACGACTTCTTGTAAAAAAGTCAAAAATAATATAGTGCATCAGACTAATACTCTGACTAGACTGCGAAGGTCTTTTATTTGTGAAAACCAAATATGCACTGCCATATCAGATATCAATACTCCCACTACACTTAGATGTGTGCGATACGTTGCCTGTGGGAGTTTTTTTATTGATTAGCCCACTTTCAGCATTATATCGGCTATAAACAAAAATGCGAGTCAAAGTGCACAAAGGTAGATATTTGCTACCTTCGACTGGAGAGTTACATTAATTGGTAAATGAGCAGTCTGCTAAGCTGTTGTCCTGATGGACTTACAGGTTCGAGTCCTGTACTCTCCGCCAAATTTAGAACATATTAAAAAAAGAAAATCATCAAAATAGTGAAAATAGGTTCTTTCAGAATATAAAAAAGTCAAGCGGGTCTCGCGAATCCCGAGCTCCACCTGAATATTGGTCAAATTTTTAACGATTTCCGTTCCTAAGGAGTGAAAAATGAACATAGAAGAAAAAATAGTTAGTAGCCCTGAACTTGCGGAGATGTTTGGGGTGACAGATAGATATATCAGAATGTTAGCTCAAGATGGCATTGTGAAAAAAAGTGGAAACAGAGGTAAATATTTACTCGTAGAGAGTGTAAAAGGTTTTATTGAGTTTATTAAAGAACAAAACTCTGCTGATGTAGATTTGAAAGATACAAAACTTAAAAAAGAAACTGAAAAAATTGAAAAAGATATAGAGCTAAAAAGTATAAAAATATCAGAATTGAAAAATGAATTGCATTCTGCAGATATAGTCAGAAAAGTTATGACAGTTATGCTCACAAATTTAAAGGGTAAATTATTAGCGGTACCTAACAAGATAGCACCTTTGGTTGTGGGTTGTGATAATCTGGGCGATATCCAGGATATAGTTTTGAGTTCTATAGAAGATGTTTTGCTGGAATTAAGTGAATATAGTCCAGAATTGTTTAAAAATAAAAACATAATCTTGGAAGATGAAGAAGAGGTGGAAGATGAAAAAAGCAAAGGAAAAGGATCCAATAGAAAATCCAAGTCTAAGAAAAACAATTAGCCTATTTGCTGACATATTTCAGACTCTGAAACCACCACCTAAGTTGACTATAGATACTTGGGCTGATTCATATAGAATTTTAAGTTCTAAGACATCAGCTGAACCAGGGAGATGGAAAACTGATAGAGTACCATTTCAAAGAGAAGTAATGAAAGCTATCTCTGATAAAAAAACAACTAAAATAGTGATGATGTATGGAGCTCAGTTATCTAAAACAGAAATTTTATTGAATGTATTTGGCTATTATGCTGACTATGACCCTGCTCCTATCATGTATCTTTTGCCGACTAAAGACCTAGCAGAAGATTTTTCTAGTACAAGGCTAGATGATATGATACAGAGTACACCTCAGCTTAAAAATAAAATTCTAAACAAAGTTGATGGAAGAGATACCAAACTACAAAAAGAATTCGTTGGCGGGTATATCACATTAGTTGGAAGTAATTCTGCTGCAGAGTTATCAAGTAGACCTTTGAGAATTCTACTTGCAGATGAGGTGGACAGATTCAAAAGCGATGTTGGTGGAGAAGGAGATCCATTAAACTTAGCAATTGAAAGAACTAAAACTTTCTGGAATAAGAAAATAGTTATAACAAGTACTCCAACTATCAAGGGAGATTCAAGAGTTGAGAAAGAATATGAGAATTCGACAAAAGAAGAGTTTTATATACCTTGTCCAAAATGTGGCTCATTCCAAAAATTAGAGTGGAGAAACATAATTTTTGAACCAGTAGGGCATAAATGCTCTGACTGTTTAGAAATTTCAAGCGAACATGAGTGGAAAAGAAATATGATTCATGGTATATGGCAATCACAGGAAGAAGTAGATGATTGGAGTGTAAGAGGCTTTCATATTTCAGAGTTATACAGTCCTTTTTCAACATGGCCAGAAATTATAAAAAAATTTAAAGCTGCAAAAGGTAATATGCAAATGATGAAGGTTTTTACAAATACATGTCTTGGTCAAACATGGGAAGAGAAAGTAGAAAAGATAGATTTCTTAGATGTTTCTAAAAGAAAAGAAGAGTATACTGCAGAAATACCTGACCAAGTTCAAGTTTTAACTGCTGGAGTCGATGTGCAAGACGACAGATTGGAAATTGAAGTTGTAGGTTGGGGACTTGGGGAAGAGTCTTGGGGAATTTACTATAAGCAATTCATAGGCTCACCTGGTCAAAATGATGTTTGGGAGCAATTGGATAGATTCCTGGAAACAGAGTTTGAGTATGCAAACGGAGAAAAAATAAGAATTCTTTGTACTTGTATAGACACTGGAGGACATTATACTCAAGAAGCTTATCAATATATCAAGCCTAGAGAATTTAGACGGGTATTTGGTATTAAGGGTAAAGGTGGAGATGGTGTTGCATTTGTATCTAAACCATCTAGGACTAATAGAATGCAAATATCATTGTTCACTTTAGGGGTAAATACAGGTAAAGAAACTATTCTTGCTAGATTAAAAATTGAAGAACCAGGATCTATGTACATGCACTTTCCAAGCAATGTAGATAGGGGCTATGATGAAGCATATTTCAAAGGTCTAACATCTGAAGTTAAGACTACTGTTTGGGAAAAAGGAGTAAAAAAAACTATTTGGAAAGTGATAGGAACTAAGAGAAATGAACCCCTAGACTTGAGGAACTATGCTTATGCAGCTTTAAAAATAGCAAATCCTAACTTAAATAAAAAATATACCGTTGAAGCTACAAAAAAGACTACGAAAGTATCAAAAAGAAGAGTTTTATCGAAAGGAGTGAGCTTATAAATTGAATTACACTAGAGAAGAGTGTTCACAGATGATTGAAGTCTATAGAAAGGCGGAAATAGCTGTACTGACTGGAAAAAGTTATAAAATTGGTACAAGAGAGCTTGTGAGAGAAGATTTATCTGAAATTAGAAAAGGAAGAGCCTTCTGGGAGGGCGAACTTGACAAATTAAATAACAATGGAAGAAAAAAATTAGGAAGAAGAGTAATACCTAGAGATTTATAGGTTTTAATCTTCTTTTTTTGTTGCAAAAGGAGGTGAAAAATGAATTTATTAGACAAAACTATTGCTTTTTTTAACCCAAAAAAGGCTCTTGAAAGAGAAGTAGCTAGAAAAAAAATAGAAATTCTGAACACAGGATATTCTAATCACGGAGCATCTACCACAAAAAGTTCTATGAAAGGCTGGATTTCTACTGGTGGAGGTGTAAAAAAAGACATCTACAAGAACAGAAAAAAGCTAGTTGAAAGGTCAAGGGACTTGTATATGGGGGCTCCTGTTGCTCAAGGAGTTATGAAAACTATCAATTCAAACGTTATCGGAAGCGGATTAAAGCTAAAATCATCTATAGATTATGAAACTTTAGGAATTAGTGAAGAAGAAGCTGAAGCGATTGAAACTATTATTGAAAAAGAATTCAAACTCTGGGCTGATAACAAGATTGAACAGATGGGAGTTTTGAATTTTGACCAGGTTCAAGACCTAGTATTCTTAACAATTCTCTTGAATGGTGAATGTTTTGTAAAATTTAACTATTTTGAAACACCAAAGAATCCATATAGTTTAAAGCTACAAATAATTGAGCCTGATAGAGTTATGACACCTTCTATATTGCAAAATGATGAGAGTATTGTTGATGGAGTGAAAATCGACAGTAATAATAGAATCTCTGGGTATTATGTTGCAAGAAAACACCCGCTTGATGTATCAGGAAATGTAGAAACTGACTTTATTTCAGTTTATGGAAAGCAGGAACAACTGAATATATTACACATAATGCTAGCTGAAAGACCCGAGCAAGTCAGAGGTATACCTATTCTATCTCCAGTAATTGAAGCACTGAAGCAACTGGATAGATATACTGACGCAGAACTTATGGCAGCAGTTGTAAGTGGAATGTATGCGATATTTATTGAAAGCGATAAGGACAATGCTCAAGGGGCTAATATTGCAGATCATGAAGTCTTAGATGAAACTGAGCAAATAGATAGTTCTAACGATGAAACGATAGAACTAACACCAGGTTTAGTTCAAGGACTTAATCCTGGAGAAAAGGTTGTTGCCACTAATCCAGGCAGACCAAATGCACAGTTCGACCCTTTCGTTACTTCAATTTTAAGACAAATAGGAGCAGCTTTAGAAGTTCCTTATGAGTTACTAATTAAGCATTTTACTGCTAGTTATTCAGCTAGTAGAGCTGCTTTATTGGAAGCTTGGAAAATGTTTAGAAAAAGAAGAGATTGGTTCTCTAGCAATTTTACACAAGTAGTATATGAAGAATGGTTAAGAGAAGCATATTTGCTAGGTAGAGTCGACCTGAAAAACTATGGAGAAGATCCATTACTAACAAAAGCTTGGTGTGGAGCTCAATGGAATGGACCGAGCCAAGGTCAACTTGATCCGCTTAAAGAAGTTAAAGCAAGTACTTTAAGAGTTCAACAAGGATTCTCTACTAGAACAAAAGAAACTGTCGAGCTTAACGGGGGTGATTTTGAGCAAAATGTAAGAATCTTAGCAAAGGAAAACAAATTATTAGAAGAAAAAGGAGTGATGATTAACAATGCCGAAAATGACAAAGAAGTTTTGGAACATAACGAAGAATGACGAAGCTAAAAGTGCAGATATCGTAATGTATGGGACTATCGGTTCTGATGAGTATTGGGACGATGTCTGTGACAAAACAATCAAAGAAGAAATTGGAAACTTAGTTGATGTAGAAAATATAAATGTACATATCAACTCACCTGGTGGAAGTGTGTTTGCTGCAGTGGCAATAGCAAACACTTTAAAAAATCACAAGGCTAAAGTTACAGCTTTCATAGATGGTCTTGCGGCAAGTGCAGCAACGATTATAACTAGTGCTTGTGATGTTGTAAAAATGCCAAAAAATGCTATGTTTATGATACATAATCCATTAACATGGGCTTATGGAAATAAGCAAGAGCTGGAAAAAACTGGAATTCTTTTAGATAAGGTTAAAGATAGTATCTTAGAAACTTACTTAGCTAAAGCTAAAGGCAAAACAAAAGAAGAACTATCTGCACTTATGGACGAAGAGAAATGGTTTAATGCTGAAGAGGCTAAAGAGTATGGATTTATCGATGAGATAGTAGGTGAAGTAGAAAATCTACAGAATGTCAATAATTTACTAATTGTGAATAGTTTAGCATTTGACATTTCAAAATTTAAGAATTTCCCAGGTTCTAAACCTACTGAACCTGTAACAGAGCCTACTCCAGAGCCTACTCAAAATGCAGTTACAAATACAGAAGAAATGACTGTAGAAAAGTTTAAAGTTGATTACCCAGAATTGTATGAAAACATAGTTAATTCAGCAGTTCAAGGAGAAAGAAACAGAATAGAAGCAATTGAAAATCTTGAAATAGCGGGATTTGATGATGTTGTAAATACAGCTAAATTCAAAGAACCCGTTGATGCTGCAAACTTAGCATTGAAAATATTAAATATCAAAAAAGAAAAAAACAAAGAGACTCTTAAAAACATACAAGAAGAGAGTCAAGCAACACCTGTTCCTGTAGCACCAAGAGCTGAAGAAGGTTCAGGAAGTGTTGTAGGAATACCAGTAATTAATATTTTAAAGTATATGAATAAAAAGACAGGAGGTACAAAATGAGCTTTATAGAAAAAGGTAATGAGTACGGAGTTGACCAATTATTAAGTGGTACAGGTCACAAAGTTATGGAATTAGAAGTACCACAAGGGAAATCAGTTAAGAGAGGGCAAGCAGTAAATGCAAGCGCAGAATTATCTGACGGAACAGATTTATTTGGAATAGTTTTAGAAACAGCTGATGGAACTACAGCTAAGACTAAGACAACTGTTGTAGTGTTTGGAGAAGTTATTTTCGAAGGACTTCAGTTAAAAGCAGCTACAGTAAAAGCTGATTTTATTAAAAAAGCTAGAGAAAAAGGAATAATAGTAAAAGAATTAGGAGGTAGATATTAATGGCAGTATTATTAGAATTTTTAGGACTATATGACCAGTCAGTTATAAAACCAAAGACATTCATTAGAGACATGTTTTTCTCAAAACATGAAACTCATGAATACCCAAAATGGGAAATTGAGTATAGAAAGGGAAGACAGTTAGTAGCACCTTTCGTATCTGAATTAATACCAGGAACAGAAGTAGTAAAAAGAAGTTATGCATCTAAATACTACAGTGCTCCAAAGGTAGCACCAAAGAAAACATTCTCTGCACAAGAAATTTACTTTGCTAAGTCAGCAGGAGAAACTATCTACGGTGGAATATCTCCAGAAGAGAAAAAAGCCAAATTAATTGGAGAAGCTTTCGCAGACTTCGAAGAACAAATCTCAAGAAGAGAAGAGTTAATGTGTATTGACTTAATGTTTAAAGGGTCAATAGTAGTAAAAGGAGAAGGAATCGAAGACAAAATAGAATATGGAACAGTCCAAGAAATTACTCCTACAATATTATGGAATCAACCAAATGCAGATATTTCAGGAGATATAGAATCTGTAATAACTTTAATAGGAGAAACTACAGGCCAAAAAGTTGAACACATAGTTATGGATCCAGTCGCAGCAAGACTATTTACTCAAAATGAAAAAATAGCTAAATTACTAGATATTAAAAATGCTAATTTTGGGCAAATAGATCCTAAAGAGTTAGCAAGTGGAGCTATATATATTGGAACTTTAGCTCCTTATAATATCCCTATCTACTCATACCAAACTCAACATTCAGTGTTAAAAGCAGATGGAAAAACATATGACACAGTGAAAATGATTCCAGAAGGAAGAGTGTTATTTGCACCATCTAACAATACTTTACACTATGGACCTGCAGCAGATATAGCTAAAGGGATAATAGTTGCAGAAAGAGTCCCTTTTGAAGATGAAGATACAAAAATCAATACTCTTGAAGTAAGAACAGAATCAAGACCTTTACCTGTTCCATTCGACATTGATGCTATAAAAGTTTTAAAAGTTAAATAAGGAGGGATAGCATGAAATTAAAAGTTAAACAATCACTGATTTACTGTGGAATAGTTTATAATCCTGGTGAAGTAGTGGATATCTTAGAATCAGATATCATAGAAAGAGTTAAATCCCTTGAACTCGTAGAAGCTGAAGAAGTTACTGAAGAAGCTGAAAATCTCGAAGAAGTTGAAGAAACTACTGAAGAAAACACAGAAGTTGAAGAAATTAATAAAAATTCAAAAAAATCTAAAAAGGCATAACTATGAGCTTTAAAGAAGAAGTTACTAATGACCTTGCTAGTGTTTTTTTGAACTTAGAAGAGTTTGGAGATACACATACTATAGGAAAAAAAGAAACTGTCTGTGTTATCGATGAGGAGAGATTTCAGAATAAGCAGAGAAACAGAACTAGATCTTTAGAAAATGACGGGCTATTTATTGAAGGTATGACTCTATTTATAGAAAAGTCCTTCTTTAAATACCCACCTCATTCTGGAGAAAAAATCTTAGTAGATGGTGTTAGATATTTAGTAGAAGAAACTAAGGAAGACATAGGTTTATTGGAAATAGACTTAACGAGGTATGATGAAAAATGATAGGAGTTAAAGTTGAATCTACTGGAAAAAATGAAGTTATCAATACTCTAGTAAAGTATGAGAGTGAGTTACCGGGGTGTATTTCAAGGGCTATTAATCGTTCACTTGAGATGGTAAAAACCGAGCAAATCAGAAAGACAACGGAGTCTTATTTTGCTCAGAAAAGTAAGTTGCTTAGTAGTGTTAATATATTTAAAACAAACAAAAGTAATTTAACTGGTTCTATCATAAGTAGTGGTAGAGTTATAGGGTTAGACCATTTCAAGCTAAATCCTAAGACTAGGACAAAAGGAAAAATAGTTCAAGCAGCTGTTAAAAAAGGTGGGTATAAATCTTTACCAAACGCTTTTATAGCATACAAGAGTGGACATCTAGGAGCTTTTGAAAGAACTGGTAAATTCATCACAAAAAATGGTAGAAAAAGAGAAACTATTAAAAGACTAATGTCAGTTTCAGCACCTCAAATGCTTGGTAATTTATCTATTTTAGAATATCTACAAGGCTATGCAGATGAAAAATTCAGAATGAGATTAGAGCATGAAATAAACAGGGTGATAGGGTTATGATTATTGAAGTAGAGCAACTTATATTTGATTTCTTGACAGAGAAATTGAAAGATAAGAAAGTTACAGTATATCATGGATTGTTACCAGAAATTAATCATGAAGATAGAGAAGAAGGAAAGAGCGAGAAAGACCTCTTTCCTTTTGCTATTTTAAGGGTTACTAAGTTTGAGCAGACTAGGAATGGGATAGATAACTATGATGTACCAGTAGATTTAGAAGTGTGGATAGGCACTAAAATGGAGAGTGAAAAAGATTATCTGAATAACTTATCTATCGGAGATTACTTGAAAAAAGAGTTTTTAAATGAAAGTACAGTAGATGGAAAATTTGCTGTGGATCAATCTTTTCCATTTTCTATAGAGTACTTTACTGCAGAATCAGAGCCTTATTTTTACTCTGTTTGTAGATTTAGAGTATTTGGAGTACCTGACACATCAGAAGTAGTAGAAAGAAAAATCGCAAAACTACTTGGAAGGGGATAAGAATGAAATCATATATTTACGTGGGTAAAAAGCTAGATTTACCTGAGTTTTTCTTTGTAAGAGGGACTGTGTATTTTGGAGAAGAAATTGAGAAACTTATTGAGAAATATCCACTACTTGGGAGATTATTAATTCCTGTGGAAGAGTATCCAAAAATCAATAAGGACTATCAATATTTTAATTCAATAGTAGATGAAATAATAGGAGGTAGAAATGTATAAACATGGTACATACCAACAAGAAGGGGCTACAGCCTTTCAATTACCTGTGGTTTTAGATTATGGGCATTTTATAGTTGGAACAGCACCAATTCACAAGGTTAAGGCAGAAAATAGAAAAGTAAATGAAGTGATAAGAATAGGAACTTATCAGGAAGCTATCCAATACTTTGGAGACACTTATGATTTAGATTTCTCTATATCACAAGCTATCAAAGTTTTCTTTGAATTGTATGCTGTTGCACCGCTTTATATAGTTAATATTTTAGATTTAACTAAACATAAATCAGCTAAGAAAACACTAACTAATAAAGCACTTGAAAAAGGAAAGGTGTTAATACCAAGCCACAAAGTAATTCCTGAATCTGTAGTAGTTAAAAATGCAACAGGTAAACAAGTTATATCTGATGCAAGAACTGTTTACACAGCTGAAGGATTAGAAATTTATGCAACTGTAGCTGGAAATAATGTAGATATAGAATACGAAGAAGTAGACTTATCTAAAGTTACAAAAACAGAAGCTATTGGTGGATTTGATAGCACAACAATGAAAAGAACAGGGCTAGAATTAGCAAATGAAATTTTCTTGAAATATAGTGAATTACCTGCTTTTATAGATGTTCCTGATTTCTCTCATGAAAGTGATGTTGCAGCTATCATGGAAACTAAAGCTAAAACACTGAATGGTGGAATGTTTGAAGCAATAGCATTGGTAAATGCTCCAGCTGATAAGAAGTATAATGAATTGGTTGAATGGAAGGAGACTAACAATGTTTTAAGCAATGACCAAGTATTGTTATATGGAAAAATAAAACTTGCTGGAGAAGTTTACTATCAATCTATACACTATGCAGCTTTATCTATGAAAGTTGATGGAGAAAACAATGGAGTTCCAAGTCAAGGACCTTCTAACTATTCTTACAAAATGGACGCTTTTGTATGGAAAAATGCAAGTGGAAAATATGAAGAAGTTAGATTAGATAAGGAACAGCAAGCCAATTTCTTAAATAAAAACGGTGTTGTTACTGCTATAAACTTCAAAGGTTGGAGATGTTGGGGATCTGAAACAGCTAAGAATCCTTTAGCAACAGACCCAAAAGACAAGTACATTTATGGTCGTAGAATGTTTAAATACATTGGAAATGAACTTGTTATATCATATTTCAACAATGTGGATAAAAAGTTCAGTTTGAAAATGGCTGAAACAATGAAGAAATCTATGAATATTAGATTAAATGCTCTTGTTGCTGCTGACCAACTATTATCTGCTAAAGTTAATTTCTATGCAGAAGATAATAGTTTAATAGATATCATAAATGGAGATATTACTTGGACTATAGAACTTGGAATAATACCAGGAGCAAAATCTATAACTTTCAAGAAAGTTTATGATGTTGATGCATTACAAAAATTTGCTGAAAGCTTAACAGCTTAATAAGGAGGGAAATAGATGGGAAGAAAACAAATACCTAATGCTCTTATAGATGCTGAAACATATTTCAATGGATCAAATGACCTTGCAGGAATATCAGAAGTTGAATTGCCTAACATTGAATATGACACAGTTACATCTGAGCAAATGGGATTAACTGCTGAATTAGAAGTGCCTTTAATGGGACACTTTAAGAAATTAGAAGCTAAAATAAAAATGGACTGTGTTGATGAGTCGATACTTGCAATTAATAATGGGAAATCTATTTTAGTTGAATGTAAAGGTGCAGCTCAAGCTATGAACAGAGAAACACACAATGCTGATGTTTATGGTATTGATGCAACTTTTAAAGGCTTAATTAAGAAAATGGATGGACTAAAAATGAAGCCTAGTGGAAAATTAGAAACATCTATAGATCTATCTGTAACTTACTTCAAGCTAGAAATAGGCGGAAAAACAGTCGTAGAAATAGATGTACTTAACAATGTAAATGTAATTCAAGGGCTTGCTAATCAAGCAGTTAGAAAATACTTAGGATTAAATTAAGGAGGACTTAAATGAAAGTAAAGTTATCACAAACATATAATTTCAGTGGAAAAGAATTCAGTGAACTTGACATAAATGTAGAAGAAATGACAGGAAGAGATTTTATGCAATGTGAAAAGGAATTCAAGGCCAGAAATAAAGATGCTGGAGCTGTAAAAGAACTAGAAGATTCTTGGGCTATAACTGTAGCTGCTAAATCTGTTGGAGTTAAGTATGGAGACTTGCTTAACTTAGTATCTATAGACTACTTAAAAGTGGTGAACGGGGTAAAGCGTTTTTTGAGTCAAGGTTGGGAAGACAAAGAGGCTCAGAAGGATACTACAGTGGAAGCAACAGAGGAAACTGGTGCTTAATCTATCTGGATATGATAACAGAGCTTTTAAGAGTTCTTAATTATTTTAAAGTTAATGTAAGCTACGATTCTATGTTGGATTGTAGCTTATATGAACTTGATTACTGGATAGCTAGAGCAAATAAATTTGTAGAAGAAGAGGAAGAAAGACAGAACAATGATGATTAAGGAGGTGGAGTAGATGGCTAAGGACATGAGCTTAATTTGGCAAATGGGAGTTGCTGGAGCAAACGAAACAATGGCTATATTATCTAAAGCAGCTAAATCTTTAAATGAAGTAAAAGACTCTACAGAAGATTTAGTAAAAACACAAAAAAAACTAGAGAATTTAGATAAAGTTGCAGAAGCATATAAGAATGCTAACTCTGAATACAATAAAGCGGCTAAGAATTTAGAACAGCTTAGAAAAGCATATGCTAAATCTAATAATGTTACTGCAGAATTTAAAGAGCAAGTTAAAAATGCAGAAAAGCAAGTAAACAAATTGAATAAGCAAAAAGAAAGACAAAAACATGTCTTTGAAGCAGCAAGAAGTGCTTTAGAAAACGAAGGAATTAAGCTAGAAGGTTATAAGAAAAAGTTAAAAGAAGTTAATGAAGAACTAAAGAAGCAAGAGAAGTTGAAAAAGGATCTAAGCAAAGCACAAGCTATATCTGATATGGGAGACCAGTTCTCAAAAAAAGGAAGTGAGCAACTTAGGAGAGGTGCTGCAACAGGAGCAGCATTAGCTATTCCAGTTAAATTCTATATGGACGTAGAAGAGTCTCAAGCAGATTTAAGAAAAATTCTAGGTAAAGAAGCTGGAAAATACTATGATGACCTAGCTGAATTATCTAAAAATGGCCCTCTATCACAAATAGAAATTAATGAAATAGCAGGTAGTTTAGCACAATCTGGAATAAAAGGCGAAGATATAGTAGCATATTCAGATATGGCTGGAAAAATGAAAGTAGCATTTGATATTTCTACAGATGAAGCAGGAACATTCTTGGCCAAAACAAAAGAGCAATTAAATTTATCTAAAGATGAGCTTTTCTCATACATGGATACTCTTAATATGCTGTCTAATAACTACTCTGTTACAGCTGCACAACTAGCAGATGTATCGGCAAGAACTGGAGGATTTGCTAAATCTATAAACTTATCTAAAGAATCTAATATGGCGTTTGCTACATCTCTTATATCTACTGGAGTGACTGCAGAACAGACAAGTACTGTATTAGGTAAATTGTATTCTGAACTTTCTCAAGGTGCTAACACTAAGAATAAAGCAGCTGCTTTAGAACAATTGGGATTTGACCCTAGAACTATAAATAAAGAAATGGCAGAAAATGCTGAGGGAACTATCTTAAAAGTACTAGAAAAAATTAAAAGTTCTAATGTCGCAGACAAGTCAGCGTTAATCAGTGATATCTTTGGAAGTGATAAATCTGTAATCAACGGATTATCAGTGTTATCGGAAAATTTAGATGGAGTTAAGGAGAAATTAGATAAAGCGAAACAAGCTGTATCAGAAAATGAAAAAGTTAATGGAGAGTATGAAGACAGATTAAACACTTTAACTAATCAATTGAAAATATTTAGGAACAATGCTTTTAATGCTCTTGCTGACATTGGAAAGAGCATAGCTCCTGAGCTTAAAGAAACTCTAAATACTTTAAAAGAATTCGCTGGAAAGATAGCTAATTTTATAAAAGAAAATCCTAAGCTAGTGGCTTTCATAGTCAAATTAGTTGCTGGATTCGCTGCAATGAATTTAGGAATGGGGGTTGCTAACAAACTGTTATTAGGGCCATTTGCAAAAGGTGTAGGTTGGTTATATAAGTTTGGAGCTTTTAAGAGTAAAGGTGGAGTATTCTTTGCTTTAAAGAAAATGTTTCCACTAGCTAGTAAACTTTTTGGAACATTCGTAAAAATAGGGACTTTTATAGGTGGTAAATTCATAGGCATTATAAAAATGGTTGGTTTAGCATTAAAAGCTGCTTTTGTAGCTAATCCAGTCGGGCTTATAATTGCAGCTATTGTAGCGGTTATTGCTATTTTTGTCCTACTTTATAAGAAGTGTGAATGGTTTAGAAAAGGAGTAGATAAAGCTTGGAAAGCTATAAAAGAAGGGTTTAAAGCTACTTGGACTTGGATAAAAAATAAATTTCACGCATTAATGGAGTTAGGAGCTAAAGTATGGGCTAAGATTAAAGAGTATAAGGCTCTATTTATACCATTTATAGGTATTTTTGTAGTATTATATCAAAAATGTGAATGGTTCAGAAATGGAGTAAATGCTGTATGGAAGGCTATAAAAAATGCTTTCACTAATACATGGCAATGGATAAAAGATAAATTCAATGCTTTACTTGAAATAGGATCTAATGCATGGAATGGACTAAAGAATAGTGCTACTGCTATCATAGATAAGATTAAAGAAGCTTTCAGTGGTTTCTTTGATTGGCTGAATAAAAAATGGGAAAGCATTAAAAATTTTGGTTCTAAATTAAATCCTTTTAACTGGTTTAAAGGAGATGGAGAAGTAGCCCAAAACTACTCAGGTACTAACTACTTTGGCGGTGGACTTACAACTTTAGCTGAAAGAGGTGCTGAACTTGTAGAAATGAATAATAGCTCTTACCTGGTAAATTCTCCTTCTATGGCTAATTTACCTCGTGGAGCTAGAATTCTTAACAATTCACAAACTAGAAGCTCTTTGTCTTCAAGAGTATCATCACTAAAAGATAGAATTAGAAGTATTTCAAATGACTCAAGAACTATGGTTGGTGGAGATACTATAACTATCAACATTAATGGTGGTTCTGGAAGTGCTGCAGATATTGCTAGAGAAGTTAAAAGAGTACTTGAAGAAATGCAAAGTAAGAAAAGAAGGACGGCGATAGTATGAAAAAAGTAAAAGTTTATAAGACAGTTAGTAGAGATACCTGGGACCTGATAAGTTATAAATTATATGGCTCAGAACAGTATTTCCATCAACTTATGAGAGCTAATCTTAATTTACTATCTATCGCTGTATTTGATTCTAATATTCCTGTCATAGTACCTGAAATTTCACCTATTGCAAGTGCAGTAGAAACATCAAAACTACCACCGTGGAAAAGATAAAAGATGTAGATATATAGAAGCTTAGAAGAAGAAAAAGTTAAACTATAGAGCAGTGTAAAAGCTGCTCTTTTTTTATTACAAAAAGGAGGCTGATAGAAATGGGATAGCAAGAAATATAAAGATATTAGTTTTCTATGAAGGTGTAGATATTACTGAAGAAATACAACCTAGTATTTCATCAATGACTTATACTGATAACTCAAAAAATGCAGTAGACGACTTAGAGTTAGATGTTGAGAACTTAGACTATAGATGGCTTAATGAATGGTATCCTGATGAGAATTCAAGACTATTGATTGGGATTCAGCAAAATGAAAATGGTAAATCTAAATTCTTAGACCTTGGAATTTTCTATGTAGACGAGCCTACATTCAATAATCAAAGACTTTCTCTCAAATGCCTGGCATTACCATTAGACCAAACTATAAGAGAGCAGGTTAATAGTGTAGCTTGGGAGAAAATAACTCTATCAGAACTTCTATCTAAAATAGCAACTAAACACGAATTAAGTTATGAGCTGCATTGTGATAATACCTTCTTTGATAGATTAGATCAGGACAGAGAAACAGACTTAGGATTTTTAAAAAGAATTCTATCTGAAACAGCTCTAAGTTTGAAAGTTACTGATGATAAGCTAATAGTCTTTAATGATGATGTCTTAATTGATAATGATAATATCGATATTTTTAGTATAAAAGACCCTCGCATTAGAAACTTTACTCTAAAGAAAAAGAATCAAGGAGTTTATGATAAAGTCGAGGTTAGTTATTATGATGCAGATAAGAAGAAACACATTGTAGAGACAATTACTAAAGAAGAACTTGAGAAAAGAAATGAGGTAAAACATGCTTGATGATGGAGGATATATAGCTTTTAAAGAGAAAGCAGACAAAACAAAAACTAAAAAAAGAGTTAAAAAAGCTAAGACAAAAAAGATTAAAACTAAAGGGAAATCTCAAGCTAAAAAAGTGGCCGAGAAAACTTTAAAGGATAGTTTAAAGCAAGAGTACTCTATAAACTTAACAATCGATGGAGATGTTAAATACTGTGCTGGTTGCATTATAGAACTAGATGATAGCTTTGGGAGATTTGCTGGAAGATATGTAATTGATAAAGTTACTCACAATATCGATGGAGACTACTCTTGTGATATAGAAGCTTTTAAAGTTGGAGCTAGACAAAATGCTGAAGAGAGAGCAAAAGCAATTGATAAAGCTAAAAGAGATAAGGCAGAGAAAGAAAAGGCTAAAACTGCAAATACAAGAAAAAAAGAAAGAGAAACAAAAAAGGTGGTGAGTAAGAATGCTAGATATCTTGAAGCAAGGAGAAGTAAATGACATAGATATAGCTAATGGTAAAGCAAGAGTTATATTTCCAGACAGGGATAATAAAATCTCAGATTGGTTAAATATCCTGGTTCCATTCTCAGAATCACATTCAGATAACTATCATCTTGAGAAGGGTCAAACAGTTATAGTCTTATCATTACCAGATATGATGGAGCAAGGTTACATCTTAGGTTGTCCTATGAGACCTTCTGAAATTTCAGAAGGAGAAGTAAAAAGGACATTCTCAGATGGTGGATTCTATTCTTACAAAGATGGAGTTTTGACATTATCGCCTATCACAAAAGTAGTTATTACAGCAGATGTGGAGATTAAAAAGACACTAACAGTTGATGGAGATACTACTTTTAAATCTAATACAGATACTAAAGGTACTGCCAAATTAGGAAATATTAATCTTAATGAGCATACTCACTCAGGAATACAGCCTGGAAATAGCAAGACAGGAGGTCCATCATGATAGGAAGTTTAGGGGATATAATTTTTTATGCTAGTGACTTAAATGTTTTTTCTTTAAAGAAGGAATTATCGAGAAGTAGAAAAGCCAAAATTACTCAACATGAGCCGATTTACGGGATTGGCAAAGTAAGACAGCAAGGTAGAGAACTTATGGAAGTTAGTTTATCGATAGAATTGATAGCTGGACTTACCAAAGCTCCTAGTTTACATCTGCAGATGTTAAAAGATTTTATGGAGCTGGGAAGATATGCTCCATTGATACTAGGATATCACGTCATTGGAGAGTTTCCATTTCTAATAACTGGGATAGACGAAACACTATCACATTTCAATGCTGCAACAGGAGAGTTTGACTATATCAACTTAGATATATCTTTACTGGAGTATGTAGATGATCCTTTACAGTATCAAAAGAAGATAGAGTACAGACAAACTGCTAAGACCTTTCTTGGAGTTGAGTATGAGAACACTGTAAAAAATCTACAAAAGAAGGTGTTTAAGCTATGATATATTTGATAAATTCTAAAGATGAAATAAACTATAACCCACAAAATGAGATAGAAGATGTGGTAAGAAATGTACATATGATACTAAGAGTTACAAAGGAAGAACAGCCGTTAATGAGAGATTTTTCTTTAGATAGTGATGTAGTTGATAAGAACATTCCTGTTATTAAGAATAAGCTTATAGGCTTACTAATGACTAATTTAAAGAAGTATGAACCAAGAGCACTGCTTAAAAATTTAGATTTAAAGTTAGAAAATAATGACTTAGAAATAATGTTAGAAATAGAGGTGATTGTATGATAGATGATACTTATGAAATTATCGAAGCTAATGCTGAAGAACTGAGACAGCAAATGCAGGAAAAGTTCGAAGAGTTAAGTGGAAGAAAAATCTCTAAACACTCGCCCGAGGGCTTAATCTTTGCTAGTGTTGCTTATCTTATAGCTATGAGAGAAGAGAATTACAATGATAATCTAAAGCAAAATTACTTAAAATATGCTAGAGATTACAGATTAGACCTGTTGGGAGATAGATACGGAGATAGGGGACTTAGATTAGAAGAGCAATATGCTAAAGCTACTTTTAGATTTTCTATCATATCTGCTAAACAAAAGAAAATAGTTATCCCAAAAGGAAGCTTAATCAGATATAATGACCTTTATTTTGAGACAAATGAAGAGTATTCTATATCAGAAAATACCTTATATGTAGATGGTATTGCTACATGTAAAACACCAGGAACAATAGGGAATAATATCCCTGTAGGTCATATCAATACAATGGTTGACTTATATCCTTACTTTTCTAAAGTAGAAAACATCACAATTTCAAATGGCGGTACAGACTTGGAAGAAGACGAGGTCTATAGAGAAAGATTAAGACTAGTACCTGACTCTTTTTCTGTTGCTGGGTCTGAGGGGGCTTATGTGTTCTGGACATTGTCCACTTCTCCTGAAATAGTTGATGTTACTGTTAAAAGCCCAAAGCCTTGTGAAGTTGATATCTATGTACTTACAAAAGATGGAGTTCCTTCTGAAGAGTTGAGAAACCAAGTTTTAAAAGTTGTAAACTCTGATGAAATAAGACCTTTGACAGATAAGGTTACTATAAAAAGCCCTGAAGTTGTAGATTACAAAGTTGAATTTGATTATTACATAAATAAAGCTGATGAAATTAATGTTAACTCTATAAAAGCTAAAGTACAAACAGCCGTAAATGAGTATGTAGAATGGCAAAAAAATAAGTTAGGTAGAGATATAATACCTGACGAGTTAATCAAAAGATTAAAGCTTGCAGGAGTAAAGAGAACTGTTATAACATCTCCAGCTTACAAAAAGCTAGAACCTCATCAGTTTGCTAAGTGTAATGCTAGTGTAGTAGTCAATTATCTAGGAGTTGAAGACATATGATATTAATAGATGACTTGAAATTAACAGACATTGCTGCAGTATCTACTTTAGATGATGCTACGACTAAATGGATATATGAGTCTATAGACTATGTCTTGAGAGGTAGAAACTCTATCATAAACAGCGAATTAAAAAAGCTAGAAATGATAGATTTAATGAATGAGCAAGAGATTAATATGCTATTATGGGAATACTCTATATACACTAAAAATGCAACTCTTGAAGAAAAGAAAAAAATAGTTAAAAGGGCTATATTTTCTAAAATTAACATGGGTACAACTAAGGTATTAAAAGATGTGTGCGGTCTGTTGTACAAAGGGTTTGATGTAAAAGAATGGACTGCTTACAATGGTAGACCTGGAACTTTTAGAATCTATACAGATAAGAAAATAACAGATCCAAATGAGTATAGAGAGTTGATGGAAAACATAGAAGCTAATAAGAATGTTAGAAGCCACTTAGATTATATAGAGTTAAAACAAGTAAACACATCTAAATACTACATATCAGGCTTTAAAGAAGTGACTTTATTAGCAACTAAGGAAAATAAAAAGAAAGACTTTACTGTAAATAATGCTATTTACATAAAAGCATATAAACAAGTTATAGGAGGTATTAGCAAATGAAATTCAATGGAATAACAAAAAAAGGTAGAGAATACTTGGCTAAAATTCAGGCAGAGAACAAGCCGATTAACTTTGCTAAGATTAAAATAGGTGATGGTAGACTAGATAACTATGATAACCCAGCAGAGCTAGAACATTTGATTAATCAAAAAGTTGAGAAAGGAATTCTGACTTTAAACCAGGAACAGGACACAGTTGTTTTGACTACTAACATTGATAATGTAAGTCTTAGAACTGGATACTATCCGAGAGAAATAGGAGTGTTTGTCAACGATAATGGGCAAGAGATAATGTACTATTACATGAATGATGGAGATGAAACTTCTTGGATACCGCCTGAAACTGACGGTCCATTTAAGATAGAATTGAAACTTAACTTAATTGCATCTAATGCTCAATCTATTGTAGTGGAAGGAGTTGGAAAAGATCTATACATCACAAAAGAATTCTTAGAAACTAACTATACACAAAAAGGTGGATATACAGGAACAGCTCAAGAAATTGATGATAGAGTAGTTTCTGCACTTGGAAAAGAAGATGGAAAATTTCCATTATCCGAAGCAGTAAAAGGGAATGTCTACTATTTCCCAGGAAACAAGAAATTCTACATTTGTAAAGAAGCTCAAAATAGAAGAGTAAGTGTTCCAGACGGGAACTTTGAAGAACTATCAATTTGGGAAAATCGTAAGAGATTGGAAAATCTAAACAGAAATTGGAAAATACTATGGCAAGGAATTTCACATGAAGTCCAATTTTATACTACTAATATTGGTGCAAATATAAACTTTGATAATATTTTTTCTCTAACAATTGTAGGAAATACTACTTGTACTATTCCTGGTGTTTTATTAAAAAAACTAGCAATAAATCAAGAACTTATCATTGGCCATGATAATGCGGTTAGGTCTGATGCTGTATTTTTCTTTAAAAAAATAAGCAATACATTTGGAATTTTTGGAACTAGAGGAGTCGCAGAAGATATACATTTACATGGCTATAATACATTAATTGTAGAATATTAAGCTAAATAAGCAACAATTACATTCAATTGATTTAATGGGTAATTTACTGCGTTTCCTAAGGCTCCAACTCTTATCGTTTTAGCTGGAATGTCTAGATTACAATATTCTCCCCAATTCCCTTGGTTTACATTAGTTATAGATATAATTTTATTTATATTTATATGACTGGGCACAGGAGTATACCATTCAGTAATGTTAGCAGTAGGATTATGTCCTAACAAATTAGTCATTTGAATTACTTCGATTTTGACTAGATTTTCCATAGTGGAAAATTTAATAAAAGTTAAAAAGTCTGGAGACTGCAATGTAGTTCACAACGACTGTACAATAGCCTTCGAGCCTTGGAGTAGTACTCTATTAAAAAATCGACCAAATAACGAGAATAACCCCGCTGGGATTTTGATTTCATTCTATCATGGCAGAAGAGTACAGTTATATATAAGTGGGAACACAATGTATACTAGAGTAAATCAAGGAGCAGAGGATTACAATAGTTGGCTACAATGGGTAAAATGCAGTAATTAAATGTAAAAAACAGTATAAGCTACTTTTACAGTATTTGCTTTTGGAGATTCTACACAGTCTTTTACAAAGCTAAAACCTGTATTATTAAATCCAGTTAAGTATACATTTTCTAGAGTGGTTGCAGTTCCAGTTTTGTAGATGTTTATAGCAACTCCTAAAACTTGTTTATAGCTCTTTGGAAAATTATAAGTATAACTTCCAAGTGTAGTATAGTTTCCAGTAATTCCGTTATCAATTTTGATTAGATTTTCCACTTTACCATTTGGAAAATTTATTCAAATATTCTGAAATTTTTAAGGGCAGAGCTGCAACAAAAGGACAAGTGCTAGGCAGTATCCCAGACAATTCAAAATTTATAGAAATAATAGGATTAAATTATGCTGATGATAATAATTTTTACTATTTTACTCCAATAATTTTAAGAACAGAAATTGTAAGAAATAAAGATGTAGCAATCGCGGTAGGTATAACATCAGACGTTAGAGAATTTATATTGAGTTTTAAAAACAATGTAATAACGATTACCTACTCTGCGGTCCCAAACTCATCAGGAAATAATAACTTTATCAGTCAAATTTTATCTGTAAATAGTTAAGTTAAATTTTATTTTAAAAAAGTTGTTAATTGCCCCATAAAAGTATTAGTAAGAAGTAGATCTCTGTTTGTAGAATTAACTTCTAAAATATTATTTTTTAAAGTAAAATGTCCACTACTTCCATTATTACCTGTTATAGCTGTCGCTGTATTATAGCAATCATAAGGTAAATTACATCTATATGAAACTCCATAAACTATTTTTTCTGTATTATATGTATAAGCAACAACAAGAATTAAATTACCATACTGAAATATAGTAAATTTAACACCAGCAGGAGTTGAGTATAGTTCCTGAATTTTAAAAGTTGACAAATTTTCCATTATTTTGAAATTGTATAATAAACCTATCAAAAAAGGAGGTTTAGCTATGCAATTAATAATTTTAGAAAATTTAAAGAAGGAAAATGTGGATGTCTATTTAGAGTATCTAAATAGTTGCAAAAGCAGCAACTGGGATACTTGGAATACGACTTACAAAACTTACTGTAATAATTTTAAGTTGTTTTTGGTGTGGTTTCAAAAGTCTTATAAAAACAGGCTTTTATTAAGTAAAGAAACATTATTAGAAATGCCTACTATCATTGAATCATATAGGAATTACTGCAGGAGTTTAGGAAATAGCAAAAGGACTTTAATGAATAAAACTACCGCTATATCAACATTCTATGCCTGGTGTGTTAGAAGAAACAAAATTAAATATCATCCTTTCGATAGTAAACTAGATAGATTAAGGTTTACAGAAAAAGATAAGGTTAGGAGCAGTTATTTTCTTACAACAGAGCAAATACTGACAGTTAGATTGTATATGCAAGTAGAGAGTAAGAAATATGACTTGCAAGATAGGATATTATGGGAATTGTTTTTGGATAGTGCTTGTCGGATTAGTGCTATTCAGAGTTTAAAAATGGAGCAACTAGACTTAGAAAACGGCTATTTTAGAGATGTTAAAGAGAAAGAGGGCTATATAGTTAATGCATTCTTTTTCCAAAAATGTAAGGAATTAATAAAAGAATGGATCCAATACAGAGCTGAAAATGAAATAGATATAGATTGGTTTTTTGTTACAAAGTATGGAAAAATCTATAAGCAGATGACACAAGGAGCTATTAGAAATAGGATTAAAAAGTTAGGTATGATATTAGGGATAGAGGATCTATACCCTCATTCATTAAGAAAAACAGCAATAAATCTTATTAATAATCTTGCTGGATTAGGATTAGCAAGTAGTTATGCAAATCATAGTAGCAGTGGGGTTACAAGTAAGCATTATATTCAGAAAACAAGTGCTACTGAAATAAGAAATACTCTTATAGTAGCAAGAAAAAAGTTAGGTATTTTTTAGTTTAATATTATAGAAATTTTCAAATTTATTCAGATTTTTAATGTTTTTAATCACACTTTGAAGCTATTTAATAACATTTTCTTAGCTTTTGATAACAAGAATAAGTTAAAAAATAACTTCAAACTTAATAAAAATAACATTAATTTCTTTATAAATTTGAAAATCTATACAAAATGAAAGGAGAGATGTTATGTTTTATATTTATACAAAAGAGAAAAAATCGAGACTCGCATTCACTGTTAATTTAACAGCAGACGAAGTTATGCAATTCATGGAAGGTAATTTATTCCTGGATTATCCAGAACTTACCCCATCAGATCACATTGTAATTGAGAGAACTGAACCTTTTAAGTACCCTACATATGATGAATCTACAAACACTATAAGAGAGATGACTAGAGAAGAACTTATAGAAGAAGGTATCGAGGTTCAGCTAGCACCTGGAGAGTATATAGAAGATAAGAAATTAAAGGTCGTACCACAGCCAAGCTCTTATCATACGTGGAACACATCTACGCATACTTGGGATATAGATATGGAAGATGTTAAACGAACTTTCAGACACAAGTTCAGAGAAATACTGCTAGATAAGATGTTTGGAAGCTATGAGCATAATGGAAAAATATTCCAAATGCAAGAATATGATGAAGTTAATTTTATGAGAGTCAAGATGGCTTTAGACATTGCTGGAGAAGTAGAAGATTATGAGGTAATTAAAGATGCATTAAGTACTTTAGGTATTCCTGTAGATGCAGAGCTAGAAGAAAAAATCAAAATGGCTATGAAAGCTGGGAAATTAAAGCAGCTTTTAAAATCTCTACCAACTCAATGGAGATTAAAAGACAACTCTATTGCAGCTATTTCATTGGGAGAATTAAATCTAATTTACTTCTCTTGGATATTAAGAGTTATAGCAGCACAAAACAAATATACCGCTATAACTAAGAAAATAAGTGAAGTTTCAACAGTTGAAGAATTAGAAGCTATTAAATGGGATTAAATAAATTAAAGGTAGTTTTATATAGCTACCTTTTTTTAAATGGCTTAAACAGGCTTTCACAAGGTCATTTTTAGGAGGTGATTTTAAATGTATACATTATCAGAAACAAGTTTAAAAATGCTGAAAGGGGTGCATCCAAACCTGGTAAATTTTATGACTGAACTTATAAAAATAAGTCCTTGGAACTTTAAGATAACTGCTGGGGTTAGAACAGCAGAAGAGCAGAATAGGCTATACCAAAAAGGCAGATCTGCTTCAGGATCTAAAGTAACTAAAGTAGATGGATATAAATTAAAGTCCAACCATCAAGTTAAATTTAATGGTCTTGGATATGCTGCAGACATTGGTGTTTTAGTAAAAGAAAAAGTAAATGTATCTATTATGGAAAACGGAAAAAAAGTGGAAAAGGTTATAGAAAAGGACGTTTATAAAGGAACTTGGAAAGATTTCCATTACTATCAAGATATCTATAATGCAGCTAAAAATGCTGGATTATTAGAAAAGTATGGTATTGAATGGGGTGGAAATTGCTGGAGAACTTTTAAAGATGCTCCACACTGGCAAATCAAAGGTGCAGACAGAGTTGCGTATAAATAATAAACAGTCTGGCCAGACAAATTTATTATAAAAATTAAAAAACTTTAGGAGGTTTTAATTATGAAAGATTTTATTTATGGTATATTTTTTAAAGTGTATGCAATTTTTATGAGTTTTACTTGGGAACAATGGTGCTGGATGGCATTAGCTGCTGGAATAGTTGCTTATATGGTTTACAACAGAAAGAAGTATGTGCAAATTTTTGATAATGCAGTAGTGTATGCAGAAACATCTTTTAATTATGGAGATAATCTTAAAAAGCTAGATGGAGCAGTAACATTTATAATAGAAAGAACAAATAGCCTACCATTTATAGCAAGAGTTATAATCAGAAAATTTTTAAGTAGAAAAAGAATGGTAGATATTATAGAAACAACACTACAAAAGTTTTCTAATGTGTTTGGTACTGGTAGAAAAATAGACATCAAAGGAAATGAGGAAGATGGAGAAAACTAAATTAATCCTGGAACCAATTTCAAATGGTAAGGCAATTTTGCTAGAAGAGTATGTTTATGATATAAATGGGTACTTGATAAGAGTACCCAAATCTTTTATAACGGATGGGGCATCAGTACCTCATTCTTTGCAATGGCTATATAATCCTTTTGGTAGATATATTAAAGCCGCGGTTGTACATGATTATTTATACAGTTGCTATAACAATACTGGTATTAATCGTACCTTGGCAGATAAAATATTTAGACATATTATGCAAGAAACAGGAGTAGATAACAGAACTGTAAGAAGATTTTATATAGCAGTTAGAGCCTTTGGAGAAACTTCATGGAAGAAAAAAATTTTAAATGAAGGTTATAAAGATAGAGCCATTATAGATAGGACAAAGGAAGCAAGAGAATATTATAATTATTGGTATAAGATATTTGGGTTATAGGTGATGTATATGGAAGAATTTTTGGGAATAATAGAATATGTATTAAAAAATTATGGAATACCTGGAGGGTTGTTGCTTTACTTTCTATGGAAAGATAGTAAGACCTTTGAGCTTTTTAGAAATACTATGCAAAAAATAGTTAATCAACTAGAAGCAATGCAAAAAGATCAATCAGAATTAAAAAAAGACATTGATGAGATAAAAAAATTCATAAAATAAAGGGGTAGTTTTTATACTACCCCATCTTTTTTTATTGCTTAAAATATAGAATTTATCGATAATTAGAAAAAAAATAAAAAAATATAAAAAAAGTGTTGACATACTCGTACAAGTATGATATTATAGAAGTACCTCGAAGGAAGGAGGTGATAAAATGAAAATCAAATTTATAAGTGATAGAAACTCTAAGCCTCAACTACTTAGATTATATCACTTCTTAAATAAAAAATCAAGTAAAATCAAGGAGTGATGAAAATGTTAAAAGAATTAATGAACCACAATTTTTTAGGAGTTAAATTTTTTAGAGATGAAGCTGGGAAAATATATGTAAGTGATGAACTTGTATACAATTCAAAACCAATTGAATTAGAAGGATATCAAATCTTATTTGAAATGTTCCATTCTAGAGAAGATGTTGAAGCTATAAAAAGACAAATAGAAATAGCTAAACATTATGATGAAGTAATGGCTGGAACTTGAAGACCAGAAACTGAAAGAAAATTTACAAGGATAAGATAGAGGGGTAAAAAGCCCCTCCAAGTATAAGGAGGATAAAATGGAAGAAAAAAAAAGAAAGGGGTATAAAACCCAGGAGCAACAAAACAAAGCAAATCAAAGATATAGAGCAACAGACGAAGGAAAAGAAAAAACTAAGCATAGTACATATAAAAGCCGTGCTAGAGTTTTTATAAACGAAATGGCTACATTTGAAGAATTAGAAGAATTAGAAATTTTAATAAAAAATAAATT